CCCGGACCAGCCGGCGAGTTTCACGCCGACATTCTCCCCTCCGGTCTTAGAACCAGAGGAAACCGTCGGACCATCGATAAACGAAGGTCCACCTAGTGGCTAGCTTCCCAAGAAAGCCACGCCTGGGTTCTAACCCATACGTGGCCGGCATCCCGTCGACGCAAGACGATTCCCCATGCTTTAAGACCAAGCGATAAAGCTCAATCTCTAGGTAGGGGTACAATCCAGCGCTTTCGGGTACCGAAGTAGCCATTCCCTTAAGGTAGGCGAGTTCGACACCGAATGTCCGTTTGTCAATCCTTACGGGCTGACACGTGGCAGTTCGGGCCTCCCAACCTTCCCAACCATCCCTTGGCTCATGTTTAGAGCCGACGGGCCTCCTGGCCCGCACTTCAGAAAAGGAGGTAATGAAACCAACGTCTCCAAGATGATCCGGTACGCGACACCGCTTCCACTCGTCGGACGCCCTGTTGAACAGGGTACTCCAAACGGGCTTAAAGCGAGCATCGCAACCATAACCACCTAGTCTACGCTGACTCCACAACCTCAGAGCGTTGGCGGTCTGCACCTCGAAAGGTGCACCCGTGTCTGGCTCCGATCCTTCTTCTTTCCGAAGATAGAATGGTCGCACGTTCTGGCCGTTGAACCAGTCAGTGCCACAGGATTCGAAGAATGCACCAGCCAGGTGCGACTTCTTCCCGTTCACCCTGAAGCCTAGGTACTCCAGGGCCTCTACCACGTCGCTTGCGTGTTCTTGCGGCACGATGATGTCATCACCGTAAACAGCACACACGCACAGGTCTTTAACCGGTACTATGGCCCGCACCACCCCCCAGAAGATTAACGACTGGAGGGGAAAGGTGAAACCGTTTCCCATCGCGCAGTATTTCTCTAGCGCAACCCACTTCTTGTCTTCCTTGGTGAAGTCCTCCCTAAAAACATCTAGGAGGGCGACCCATCGGTCAGGCAAGAGCCGACGTACCACAACCTTAGCCAGGAGGTCACTAGCCTGAGACAGATCAATCGTGGCTAAACGCCACTCGATAGCCATCTCTGCCAGCGCCTGATTCCAGCGTTGGTCACGGAGGTAGACACCAAATTTGCGCAGGCGGCTACGCACATACGACCCGATCCCCAATTGTCCGAAGACGTTCAGGGTAGGGCC